GCATGGAGCCGTACTGCCAGGCGTTCTCGCGGAGCGACAGCGGGATCGACTGGTCGTTCTGCGGGCAGCTGGTGCGCGGCGCGGGCGGTTTTGGTAATGCGCTCTCGCTTCTTGGCGATCTTGCCCGCGAGGTCTGGGAGCGCATGAAGCTCGGCGCGGTCGCCATGGGTCTCGCGATCATGGCGAGTTGGGCCGATATCAAGGCCGCCATCGCCGAGGCACTGCAGACGTCGCTGGAAGCCGTGGTCGGTTTCGGGAACGGGGCCCTGAACACCTTCCAGGGGGCGCTCGACGCGATCAAGGTGCTCTGGGGCGCGTTGCCCTCGGCAATCGGGGATTTCGCGTTTCAGGCGGCGAATGCGCTGATCGCGGGCGTCGAAGCGATGCTCAATGGCGTCGGCCAGCGGATCAACGGCTTCCTCGAGGGCATCAATGGCGGGCTCGAGGCGCTGGGGATCGAGCGGCGCATCTCGCTGATCGGCAATCTGGAACTCGGCCGGATCGAGAACCCGTTCGCGGGGTCGGCGGCTGAGGCAGGTGCCGAGGCGCGCGCGGCGTTTCAGGCGGCATTCAATGCCGAGCCGATCACGATGCCGGACCTCGGGCTGGGCGCGTACGCAGAGGAAGCGCGCGGCCAGGCCGAGGCCCTCCGCGCGACGATGGCAGGCGTGGCGGAAGCGGCGACGGCACCGCTTGAGTCCATTGCCGCCCTGCGCGAGGCGGTGACGGGCAGCGGTTTGGACGCAGAGGCCGCGCTGAACGGCGCGCGTACGGCCGCCGAGGGGCTGGGAGATTCGCTTGATGCCACCGGCGAGGCTGCGGGCCGCGCGGGCGGGGCCGGTCGCGGTGCCGGTCAGGCGTTGCGCGAGGCGGCCGATACGGCACGTGGCGCCTGGGAGGCCACCGCCGAGGCCGTCCGTGCGGCACAGGAACGCTCGCGCGAGATCGCCCAAGGCCTCGCGCAGGACATTGTCGGCCCGATCAAGGAAGCGCTGCAGTCCGGCGAGTTCACCTGGGAGACCTTCGCCAGCGCCATCTCGCGGATTGCACAGAACCTCGCGAACCGTCTGATCGAGCTGGCGTTCAAGCCGATCGAGAACGCGCTGATGCGGGCCTTCTCGGGCATGGGCGGCGGGGGTGGGTTCTTCGCGAGCCTGTTCGGCTTCGCCAGGGGCGGCGCATTTGCAGGTGGCCACGAACTGACGGCTTTCGCGCGCGGCGGCGTCGTGAACCGGCCCACAGTGTTCCCGTTCTCCCGCGGCATCGGACTGATGGGCGAGGCCGGGCCCGAGGCGATCCTACCGCTGCGGCGTGGGCGCGACGGGCGGCTCGGGGTCGAGATGAACAGCGCACCCGCCCAACCGGCGCAGGACATGTCGACGCGCATCATCAACGTGCTCGACCCGTCGGTGGTCGGCGACTACCTTGCCACGCCCTCGGGCGAGCGGGCGATCCTGAATGTCATCCGCCGCAACCGGAGTGCGCTGAATGCTTGAGCCGCTCTTCTGGACCTTCCCGGCCGCGCAGGAGATCACCGAGGTGCTGGAATGGCGCACCGATGTGCTGCGGGCGCGCGCGGGCGAACAGCGGATTGCGCTCCGGCCCCGCCCGCGCGAGGTTGTCACTTTCAGGCACAGGGTAAATGCGCTGGGGATGGCCCGAGCGGCGGAAATGGCCCGCGTCGGGTTCGCCGGAGACTGGCATGTGCCGCTCTGGCACATGGCACTGCAACCCAATGCCGATATGGCGCAAGGCGCGACCGAGATCCTGCTCGACGCCGGCGTGACTGATTTCCGCAGCGGCGATCTGGCGGCGATTGCAGTGGACGGCGGCGAGGCGGCGGCGGTGGCCATCACCAGCGTTCAGGCCGACCGTCTGATCCTGGCGGAGCCACTGGTGCTACAGCTGCCGAGTCCAGCGGTGGCCGCGCAGCGCATCACGGTCGCGCCGATCCGCGCAGGCTTGCTGACCTCGGCCATCGAGGTCACCCGCCGCAGGCAGGGCGATGGTACGGTCACGGCCAGTTTCCTGCTGCGCGATACGCCGGACATCACCGCACCGGTGCTGCCGACTTATTTGGGCCGCTCGGTCCAGACCGACCCGAGCATTGTGCGCCGCCCGCTCACCGCCAGCCTGCGCCGGGCGCTGGAATACGTCGACAACGGTTTCGGCCCGGTCGTGGTTGAGCCAGTGCGCGACGTCTTCGAGCGGAGCGAGACGATCACGCTAAAGGCGCAAGGCCCCGCTGCACGCCGCGCCTTGCGGCGCTGGCTCTGGTCGCTTCGCGGGCGGCAAGCCAGCTTCTGGTTGCCGACCTGGGGGCGCGAGCTGCAGCTGCGCGCGGCTATGACCTCGGGATCCACGCTGATGCGTGTGGCGCCGGTCGCTTTATTCCCGGCCTATGTCGGGGTTACGATCCTGCTGGAAATGCCGACCGCGCTGCGCTTCCGGACGATCACCGCAGCCATTGCCGAGGGTGCGGATCACCGGCTCACGCTGTCCTCGAACCTCGGCGAACCGGTCCCGCTCACGACCAAGGTGCATTTCCTGACCGCGACGCGCGCCGACGCGGATCGCGTCGAGATCCAGCATGGCTCGGTGGCGAGCGAGGTCACGCTGCCGGTCGTCGAGGTGCCCACATGACCTATGCAAGCATCGAAGCCTCGGTCGCAGAGGGCCGCCCCTATTTCCTCTACCAGTTCGTGGAAGGCGATCAGGTCTGGCGTTTCACCAGCCGCGCCACGGCTTGGACCAGCGCGGGGAGCGGCGGGACCGAGATCACCTGGGAGCCTGCCGCCGTCGCCCATGGGGATGTGGTGCAGACGAGCGAGATCGAGCGCGGGCGGCTGGAACTGACCTGGCCGCTCTCGCATCCTTTCGCGCGGCGCTTCCTCGCCCCCTTGGGCACCACACCCGTGACGCTGACGATCTTCCGCGGGCACGAGCAGGTGCTGGGCGAGACGGTCGCGCATTGGAAGGGCCGCGTGGTGGGCGCAGAGGTCGAGGGGCAGCGCATCCTCCTGCAGGCGGAGTCGATCTTCAGCACGCTGCGTCGCGCGGGCGTGCGGGCGAAGTACCAGCGGCTTTGCCGCCATGCGCTCTATGGTCGGGGCTGCGGACTCGACATCGCGCTCTATTGGCTGACCGGCACGGTGACGGCCGTATCCGGCAATGCCTCGAGTCTGACGACCCCCGAGGCGTCGGCTGAGCCCGCCGGCTGGTACCGGGGCGGTGTGCTCAGGTTCGGCGCGCAGCTTGGATTCATCACCGGCCATGCCGGGGACATCCTCACGCTGTCGCGCCCGATGCCTGAACTGGCGGCGGCGCTCGCTGCGCCGGAGATCGACCCGGAGACCGGCACAGCGATCCCGGTCCTCGTCGACATCGCCCCGGGCTGCGATCTGCGCGCCGCCACCTGCGCCGCGAAGTTCGGCAACCTCGCCAACTTCGGGGGCTTCCCCGAGATCCCCGGCCGCAATCCCTTCGGCGGCGGCTCCATCGTCTGAGAACGCCACATGGTCTGGACCTTCATTGCACGGCTCGTCCTCGGGCTGGTGCTCTCCGCGATTTCCTATGCGCTGAGCCCGCGCCCCAAGGTCGAGAAGCCGCAGGCCGCAGGCCTCGACGACTTCTCCCTGCCCACCGCCGAGGAAGGGCGGCCGATCCCGGTGGTGTTCGGGACGGTGCTGATCACCGGGCCGAACGTCGTCTGGTCAGGCGACCTGAAGGTGGACCCGATCAAGAAGAAAGGCGGCAAGAAGTGACGCGCGTGACGATCCAGGACCTGCGCGATGCGCGCTATTGCCTTGCAGGCGTGCGGCCGTGGTTCCGCCGCCATGGGCTCAGTTGGCAGGATTTCCTCACCAGCGGCATCGAGGTCGACCGGCTGCGCGCGACCGGGGATGCGCTGGTGGAACCCGTGATCCGGATCGCCGAGATGCGGGAGAAAGAAACGGAGGCCAGCGATGGGCGGGCGTAGCAAGGCGCAGACCGTTGGCTTCCGCTATTCGCTGGGCATGCATCTGGCGCTCTGCCACGGGCCGATCGATGCCATCCGCGAGATCCTCGTTGACCGCCGCACCGGCTGGTCTGTCACTACCGGCGGTGGGGTTTCGGGTGGCGGCGCGGCCGTGGAGACGCGGATCGGCACAGTCGCAGGCATGACCGCCACTGCCGCGCTGGCGGGCGATACCGGCGCCACGATCACCTTTCCGGGGACGCGTGCGGGGGTGCGCATCGGCCGGGACTATCGGCTGCAATTGGCGAATGGCACGAGCCAGACGATCACGCTGCGCAGTGTCACCTTCAACGCCGCCACCGATGTGACCTCCTGGTCCGTCCTGCCCGAGGCGCTGAGCTTTGCCGCCCAGTCGGTCGAGGTGTTCGAGGCAACCAGCGCCGCCAGCAACGCAGGTGCCGGTGGCGGGCGCATCCGCATCGACAAGCCTGACCTCTTCGGCGGCGAGAGCCGCGAGGGCGGAATCGTCGGCGATGTCGATGTGCTGATGGGCGGGCCGGGCCAGTGGCAGAACGACTACCTTGCCGCGCGCATGAATGGCGACGTGCCCGGCTATCGCGGGCTCTGCAGCCTCGTGCTGCGGCAGGTCTATCTCGGCATCAATCCGTATCTTAAGCCTTGGGCGGTCCGCGTGACCCGCGTGCTGACCGGCGAGGCAGGGGCTGCGCAATGGTATCCCGAGAAGGCCGCTATCGTGCCGGAGGCCAATATCTCGGACGCCGCGATCTATATCGCGCTCGACGTCTCGGGCTCGATGTCGGGCACGCGCATGGCGGCACAGAAGGCGGGCGTTGCGGCGCTGATCCGCGAGATCGGGGCCAGCGTCGATCCCGACCGTCCGAACGACATCCGCATCGTGCTCTGGAACGCAGGCGTCGCGGGCGCGATCGAGCGCCGCGAGATGGGACCGGACGACTATGCCGCGCTCGAGGCGTGGATGATGGCGCTCTCGAACAGCACCTCGGGGGGCACCAGCTTTGACGCCGCCTTTGCCGAGGCAGGAGCCTTCTTCGCGGGCGGCGGGTCCAAGCGGCGGATCGTGATCTTCGTGACCGATGGCGAACCTGCGCCGGTCTCCTCGGTCGATGCAGCGCTGGCGATCATCCGCACCCTGCCGCCGGCCGACATCTTCGGCTTCAACATCGCGCTCGCGAACACGACCTCTACCGCGCGCATCGACAACACGCCGGTGGACGGCGTGCCGGTGATCCCGGCCGGCAACCCGCAAGCATTGGTCGCCTCCCTGCGCGGGGCGTTCGGGAACGGCCCGGACATGAACCCGGCCCATATCATCCGGGAGTGCCTGACGAACCGTGACTGGGGGCTTGGCTATTCCACGGTCGAGATCGGGGCCAGCTTCACGGCCGCTGCGGACACTCTCTACACCGAGGGCTTTGGCCTCTCGCTGATCTGGCAGCAGGACAGCTCCATCGAGGAGTTCATCGGCAGCGTTCTCGACCATATCGACGCGACACTCTTCATCGACCGGCGCACCGGCCTCTGGGAGTTGCGGCTCATCCGGGCCGACTACACGGCCGCAACACTGCCGCTCTTCGACGAGACCAATGTCGTGGACTGGGGTCGCCTTGGGCGGCGTGCGCCGTCGGACCTCGTCAACAGCGTGACCGTGCGCTTCACCGATGCCTGGACCGATGACACCGGCGCGGTGAGCGTGACCGACACCGCGCGGGTGCAGTCCATGGGCGAGGTGATCGCCGCCACGCTCGACTATCCGGGCATCCGCTACCAGGGGCTCGCGATCCGC